ATCACCTGTTACGTTTGCTGAAGCTGTATTACCAGAAGCAAGTGTAAGAACAAGACCACCATTACCACCACTAAGGTTAGTAGAAGCTCTGGAAGCGTTAGCGATTTGCTTCGCTACGTTTTGGTCATACGTTCTGGCAAGTGCCTTACCTAGCTCATCAGCATAGGTAGCTCTAACGTCATAATGATTCTTGAGTTCATCAATATTAGCAATGAAACTCTGTGCAATTAATAGATCATCAATGTTGATAATCTTTTCGTTTGCCTTGATTTGGTTTGCTCCTACAAGTGGAGTTCCTACTGTGTGATATGCAGCAGTAGCAGTTCCTAATACTGGGAACTGTGCTGACTTACCACTTGTGATAGTACGAACTGAATGTAGTTGCTCATTAAAAATATTGTTGCGGGCAAACGCAGTTAGCACCTCCCCCGAAAATATTTTTAAAAACAGGGCATCAAAATCTGTGCCTGTATTGTTGACCAAACCAAGTCTGCTAGTAGTGGCATTAGCCATCTAAAAACTCCTTGATAAAATTTACAAATTTGAGAAACTA